AAGGACCTAATCCAGTTCTTTTAGAATTAATGGGTTTATGTGTTAATTCAGCTCAACGCTTCGCGAGCATCGCAGATGCACAGGTGGGCGATATGAACCAACAAGCCGCAGTCGGTACGACTGTAGCATTATTGGAACGTGGATCGCGAGTAATGTCAGCTATTCATAAAAGATTGTATGTAGGATTAAAACAAGAATTAAAATTATTAGCAGAAGTATTCGCAAGTTATTTACCTCCTGAATATCCTTACGAAGTTCCAGGAGCTTCTAGAAATATAAAATTATCTGACTTTGATGCAAGAATTGATATTTTACCAATCGCAGATCCAAATATTTTTTCACAAACACAAAGAATTGGAATGGCACAAACACAATTACAATTAGCACAATCTAATCCACAAATTCACGATATCTATCAAGCGTACAGAAGTATGTATGAAGCAATTGGTGTTAAAAATGTTAATGCTATTTTACCACCACCATCACAACCACAACCATTAGATCCTGTACTAGAAGAAATTGCTGCGATGGGAATGAAACCTATTCAAGCATTTCCAGGACAAGATCATAAAGCACATATTGATTCACATTTAAGTTTCATGCAATCAAACACAGTTCAAAATAATCCAATGGTGATGGCAACTTTACAAAAAAATATATTAGAAAGAATTTCTCTAATGGCACAAGAACAAATTCAAATAGAATTTGAAGAGGAATTAGTGCAAGCACAAAAAATGCAAATGATGTTACAACAACAACCTCAAAATCAACAGTTAATTAATCAAGCAAATCAACTTATGTCTCTTATTAATTCTAGAAAAGCAGTACTAATTGCTGAAATGATGAAAGATTATATGAAAGAGGAGCAAAAAATTATATCTGAATTTACAGGTGATCCTTTATTAAGGTTAAAATCAAGAGAGTTAGACCTTAAAGCAAGACAAGATCAAGCAAAACAACAGTATGATTCGGGTAGAATTAGTCTAGATACTATGAAAGCAATGATGAATCAGTCTAATTTTGATGAAAAACTTGAACAAAATGAAGATTTGGCCGAATTAAGAGCTGGAGTATCACTTGCAAAAATGGGAAAAGGTAATACTCAAATAAAAATTGATAATTAATAATTAAAAGAGTATAATTTAAACTTAAATAGGAGAAAAACATGAGTAAAGATTGGCAAAGAGGTTCGGGATACGTAAATGAACCTAAAATTAAAAAAGAATTAGGTATTAATAGCGATGGCTATAAATCTGGTGGTGTTGTTATTGAGGCGACTAACGATCAAGAATCTCAAACAGTTACTGTTAGAGGAACTAAACGTATTAGAGCTGAAAAGAAACCAGTTAAAGCTACTTGGTATTAAATACTAATAGATTTTAAAATGCCTAAAGGTTCTAAAACTATTTTTGATGAATTGGAAATGGATGTTCCATATCCACATGCACAAATTTCTAAGCATGAAAAAGGTATTTTAAATAAAGGACAGAACAAAGGCGTAAAAGGTGAAGTTAAAGGACAAGGAATTGTCTTAAAAGAAAAAATAAGGAAAGCGAAATCATATTAATGTTAGCAGCACTATCTACAATTGCACCACTAGCTAAAATGTTGTTTTCAACAGTGGATAAAGCTATCCCTGATAAGGATTTAGCAGAAAAATTAAAAGCACAACTTAATACTGAGTTATTAAAATCATCAACAGAACAAATTAAAGCAGCAGCTTCTATAGTTGAAGCAGAAGCTAAATCAGGTTGGTTTTCAGCAAGTTGGAGACCTCTATTAATGTATGTATTAATATTTATATTAGTATGGAATTATATTATTGGACCTGTTATAAAAATGATGCTAGGAACAGTTATTACATTTGAACTTCCAGGAGACGTTTGGACACTTTTACAAATTGGTCTGGGGGGATATGTAGTAGGACGTAGTGGAGAATCCATTGCGAGAACTTTAGCAAACAAACAACCAACAGGAGAAAAATAAATGAGAAACGATTACGGAATAAGATCTGATGTCAGATTTGCCAAAGGTGGTAAAGCTGTTAAAAAAGGAAGCAAATCAAAAAAAATGATGGCGTCTGTAAAAAGATTAGATAATAAAAAAATAAACAAGAAAAAATAATGGGCGATATATCTTTAAGAGGACATGGCATTGAAAGAAAAAAATTTGCCAAAGGCGGTTCAACTTTAAAAAAAATTGATAGTGAAAAAAATCCAGGGTTATCAAAATTACCTACCGAAGTTAGAAATAAAATGGGTTTTATGAAAAAAGGAGGAGCAGTTAAAGAAGGTTTTCATAAAACTAAAGATGGTAGAATTGCTAAAAAAGGACTTTACTACTATATGAACCGTGCAAAAAAATTAGGAAAAAGTAAACCTGGTAAAGGAACTGTTTCTGATAAAGCATTAAAAGCTTCAGCTAAAACAGCTAAAAAATAATGGCCGGACTTGGTATTCATACCAGAGGATGCGGAAAAGCTAGAATTATGAAAGCTGAAGGTGGCTCAACAGCCGCTTGGCAAAGAAAAGAAGGTAAATCTGAATCTGGTGGATTAAATAGAAAAGGTATTGCATCTTATAGAGCTGCTAATCCCGGATCTAAATTATCAATGGCAGTAACAACTAAACCCAGTAAGTTGAAAAAGGGTTCAAAAGCTGCTAATAGAAGAAAATCGTTCTGCGCGCGCATGAGCGGGATGAAGAAAAGATTAACTTCTGCTAAAACGGCAAGAGACCCAAATAGTAGAATAAACAAGTCTCTTAGAAAGTGGAATTGTTAAATGGATGAATTAATCATTATTCATAAATTACAAAAAAGAATACAAACAACCCTTCAACATATAGGAGATGTTATGATATCTGGAGGGGTTGACAATTATGAAAAATACAGGTATTTACTTGGTCAAGCGCAAGCTTATCAACTAATATTACAGGAAATCTCTAACCTGCTAGATAATAAGGAGCAAAAAAATGAAGACGGAAACGTTATCAACATCGGAAACACAAAAGGAAGTCCCAAAAATTAATTTAGGACTTGAAGACAAATACGAAGAAGAGAAAAAAAATCAAGCACCAGAAAAAGAACCTTTAAACCCAGATAATATCGGGGATGAAACGGTCAACGAATTACCAGAACCATCTGGATACAGACTTTTAGTTTTACCATTTACACCTAAAAATAAAACTAAAGGTGGAATAATATTTTCACAAGAAACATTAGACAGAGCTAGAATCGCAACCACTTGTGGTTACGTTTTAAAAATGGGACCGCTTTGTTATAAAGATGAAAAATTTACATCAGGTCCATGGTGTAAAAAAGGAGATTGGGTTATCTTCGCGCGCTACGCGGGCTCTAGATTACCAATAGAAGGTGGAGAAGTGCGACTACTAAACGATGATGAAGTATTAGGGGTTATTAAGAATCCCGAATCAGTTCTTCATTTAATTTAACATAGGAGGCACTATGCCAGAACAAGAGAAACCAAAACATGATTTAATTGATGTTGGCGAAGATCAAGGCGCTGAGATTCATTTAGATGACAAAGGCAACCCTGAAAAAGCAGAAGTTGTTGCAGAAGAAAAAATAGAAGTAGAACAGGTAGAAAAAGAAAATCCTGTTATAGAGTCTAAAAAAGAAGATAAAGACGAACTTGCTGAATACAGCGAAGGAGTCCAAAAACGTATTTCCAAACTAACTCGTAAAATGAGAGAAGCGGAAAGACAAAAAGAAGAAGCTGTTGCTTTTGCTCTTGCAGCTAAAAGAGACAAAGAAGAAATGGAAAAAAGATTTTCTACTTTAGATAAATCTTACGTTTCTGAATTTGAAAAAAGAGTCGTTACCAATATGGAAGCGGCAAGAAAATCACTTAAAAATGCTATTGAATCTGGAGATGTAGATGCACAAGTATCAGCTCAAGAACAAATTGCTTTTTTAACTTCTGATGCAGCTCGTTTGGGTGTTCTTAAACATCAACTAGAAGAAACTGCTCAAAAACAAGTTAGAATTAATCCTCAAAGAACTGAGGTTATAAATAACTATCAACAAGGTTATAACAATGTACCTAGAGATATCCCTACAGATACAAAAGCAGAGGCTTGGGCATCTAAAAATACATGGTTTGGTAGTGATACTGCTATGACTTATACTTCTTTTGATATACATAAAAAGCTTGTAGAACAAGAAGGATATGATCCTCAATCTGATGAATATTATGCGGAAATTGATAAAAGAATAAGACTTGAATTCCCCCATAAATTTGATAAGATAGAGGGTAATACTACAGAAAGAGCAAAACCTGCTCAAAATGTAGCTTCGGCTAAACGTTCAGCCCCAACAGGACGCAAAAAAACTGTGAAGCTCTCGCCGTCACAGGTAGCAATTGCTAAAAGATTAGGCGTGCCACTAGAAGAATATGCGAAACAATTAAACATCACGGAAGGAGTATAGGCATATGGAAAAAGATAAAAACAAAACTTCACGTGCGAGTCAATCAAGAGATAATTCTGCAAAGAAAAAAACTTGGACTCCACCCTCATCACTAGATGCACCACCTGCACCAACAGGTTTTCGTCATCAGTGGATACGAGCAGAATCTATGGGTTTTCAAGACACGAAAAACATAGCTGCTTCATTGAGAGAAGGATATGAATTGGTTAGAGCTGATCAATATCCTGAATCAAATTATCCAGTTGAGACTGAAGGCAGATACGCAGGAGTCATCGGAGTAGGAGGCCTATTGCTGGCTAGGATACCAGAAGAGATCGCGCAACAGATTGATGCATATTATGCAAAACAAACTGCTGATAAAGAAGAAGCGATTAATAACGATCTCATGAAGGAACAGCATCCAAGTATGCCAATCAATAATGAGAGGCAAACTCGTGTAACCTTCGGTGGTACAAAGAAGAACTAATTATTTAGTAATTCCTAAACCAACGAATTAACTTAAAACAATAACAAGGAAAAAAATATGGCAAACGCAAGCACAACTGGATTTGGACTTCGAGCTGTAATGACTGTTGGAAACACTCCAGCTACGTCAGGACAATCTGAGTACTTTATCCAAACATCACCAGGCGTTGGTTCTTTTAAAGGAGATCCAGTATCAGTCCAAGACTCAGGCGGAGCACAAGGATTTGTACAGGATGCATCTTTTACTACAACTGATGATGGTGGAGCAGGTGGAACTTCTTATACAAATACCTCAGAAGCACTTTTAATAGGTGTATTTAACGGTTTTTTTTATATTAGTTCTAACGGAAAACCAACTTTCGCTAATTCAGTAGATGCTTCTACTGCAACTAGTGTTAACTACAACACAGGCTCTAATAACATTACAGCCTTCGTGATTGATAACTCAAACCAAGAATATGTGATAAAAGCAGATGCAGCACTGGGAACAGATGCAGCAACAGCTCAAGCAAAATTTGGTGCGGCTAATCAAATGAATACTAACAACTACACTGCATCTTCTAATATAGATGGTCAATCTATTACGACTTTAGATATTGGATCTGCAGCTACAACGGCTATGTTTACATTAGTACGATCAGCAAATGACCCTGAAAACAGTGATTTAACTGCAGCAGGTGCAAATATTATCGTAAAAATTGCTAAATCATCGTCTTTGTATAATTAATAGCGAATAGGAGATAAATAAATATGGCTATATCACGAGCACAACTAGTTAAAGAACTAGAGCCAGGTTTGAATGCACTATTCGGACTTGAGTACAAACAATACGTAAACGAAGCAGCAGAAATTTTTGATACTGAAACTTCAGACAGAGCTTTTGAAGAAGAAGTTATGTTATCAGGATTCGGAAACGCAGCTGTTAAGCCAGAAGGTCAAGGTGTAACATTTGATGATGCACAAGAAACTTTCACGGCTCGTTACACAAACGAAACAATCGCGTTAGCGTTTGCAATCACAGAAGAAGCTATTGAAGACAATTTGTATGACAGACTAGCGTCTAGATATACAAAAGCTTTAGCAAGATCTATGGCAAACACTAAGCAAGTTAAAGGAGCGGCTGTACTAAATAATGCATTTAGTAACACTTATGCCGGTGGTGACGGAGTAGCACTTTGTTCTACAGCTCACCCAACTCTTTCTGGAAGTTTCTCAAACGAGTTAACTACTCCAGCAGACTTGAACGAGACATCTTTAGAGCAAGCTCTAATTGATATCGCGGCGTTTACAGATGAAAGAGGCCTAAAAATTGCAGCAAGAGGAATGAAATTAATTATCCCTTCTGCTCTACAATTTACTGCTGACAGACTAATGGCGTCTCAAGGTAGAACGGCTACAGCTGATAATGACATCAATGCTATTAGAAATATGGGAATGATTCCACAAGGTTATACTGTGAATCACTTCTTGACTTCTAATAAAAAATGGTTCCTTAAAACAGATGTACCAAATGGTCTTAAACATTTCATGAGATCACCTATCAAAACTACTATGGAAGGTGACTTCGACACTGGTAACGTAAGATACAAAGCTAGAGAGAGATATGTATTCGGATTCTCTGACCCTAGAGGTATTTTCGGATCAGACGCGACATAATCGTTAAAAGATTATTTTCTTAAAAAGGGAGGTCTCTTGACCTCCCTTTTTTTTTGTGCTAAACTAAAATTTCAATCATGAAAAACTTTCTCATACATATTTGGGCTTACGGTCATCACGCTAAATTCAATGTTTTAGCTGAAGACAATCCTGATTCTGTTGAAAACGCTATACTTGACAAAATAGGAGAAAAAAGTATAAAATGGGAAAATCTTGGCAGGTCACATACCAGCCGAGTTAAACGTATAACTTTTGAGGAGGTTATAGATGATACAAGACCTATACAGACAAAAGAGGATCTTGGAGTTGAAGTGGGAGCAAGAGTATCTTGACAATGGCAAGTATACTCTAGACATGGTCCAAATAGATAGTAAAATTAAAGAAACTATCTCTGAGATCAAGCTTGAAGAGAGCAGAATAGCATATAGAGAAGCTGCTATTTTAAATGCTGCCCCTGAAGTTTCAGTAGCTACTTAATAAAAAGCTACAACATTGAAATTAAGAAATTCATGCAAGGATATCTTGCGCTCTTTCAAAAAATAAGCTATATTTATATCACTATACATAACCTTCTGATCTAGACGCGTATAGTCGACAGCCTAGAGACTAGATTGGAATAACTAGGAGAATATAACTATGGCAAAAACAACATTTTCAGGACCAGTCCTTTCACAAAACGGAGTTGGATTTCTTGGATCAATTATACCTGGACTTACAGGTCTTACTGCATCTACAGTAGCAACAGCAACAACTTTAACTTATGCTGCTAATACTATAACAGTAAATAATTACACTGGTGCTGCAGCTCAAACTGTAACATTACCAGCAGCTAAAGCAGGAGTAGTAGTAGTTCATGCTCAATCAGTTGATACAACTGGCGGAACTGCTAAATTAATTTTTGATTGTGCAGGAACAGATGTACTTGCAACAGGATCAATAATTGAAAGCAGAACAACTAACGCTCTTTCTATTGATACATCAACTGCAGGTGAAACTCGTCTTGAGTATACACCAGCAAACGCTACAACTAATTTATTTAGTCAGGGTTCTTATATTTATTTTTCATGTGCACAAGATGGTATATGGACAGTAGCATATAAAATGCAAGCAAATCCGGCAAGCGCAGGTAGTGCAAGTTCTACAGGTGTTTTCGCTTTTGCAGCATAAATAATTAATTTTTAAGGAGCTCGTAAGGGCTCCTTAAATTATAAGGAGAAAAAAATGGGTTCATATAAAGGCGATATACAAGCAACTAGATTTACATCAGCCACTTCTACTGCAATTGTAGCTCCTCCAGTAAGACTTAGAGGAATTATTATTGCATCTGATGGTACAGGAGCAGGAAGTGTAACATTAAAAACAACTTCTTCTGCAGGAGCTACTTTATTTATAGCAGATGTACCAACTGGAGATGTTATTAGTTTTAGTTTTCCTGAAGATGGAATTTTATTTCCAAAAGGAATTTTTACAACTACTTTAACTAAAGTTGCAGCAGTTACATTACTAACAGATAAATATTCTGGTCCAGGCTTAACACCGTAAGGAGAAGCTAAATGGCTAATACTACT